TGAAATTCGCGCCCTCTGCTCTTTGAGCCTTCAAGTCTCTAATTTGTCTAACTTGGTTCTGGCTAATATCAAGACCCTGCTCCCGTGCCGCACGGGCGGTTGCCTTTGGCGTGTAAGATTTTGCCGCAACCTCTGCCATAAATGGATTAGACGGCAACGCGCCAATCTTGCGGCTAAGGGTGTCAACAATATCTTGCCCAACACCCCTAAACAGTACCTTGCCTAATGTCCCAATTGGGTTTGCCATTAGTCGCCGCCTCCAAACAAATCATCATACTCTTGATCAATAATTTTTTGCTCTGCTTCTGATCTTTGTGTTTTTTCTGTAGCCCGTCTTGCCGTTCGGCTTGGAGCAACAAATGGCATTTGCTCTAACCCGTCTGGGCCAAGTGCCGCTGTAAAAGACCCAACCTTATCCGCTCTTTGTTCACTTAATCCAGTAACTGGATTGCTAATAGCTTGAAAGAAAACCTTTCCATTTGGTGCTTGTATTTCATAACCGTATAAATCTGGGTTGTGAATATCCCCCTTATAACCTATTACTTTATGTACTTCATGTGGGTAACCTTTTCTCCTAGCTACTTGGCCTCCTATTGGCATTAATTTAGTTCCCAGAGGAAGAGGTAGCTTGCCTTCAGAATTTAATTTTTTACCAATCTCATAAGGCAAATTCATCGTATAAGGCATATCTTCAAGTACACCCCTAACTTTGTCTATAAATTTTTGTCTAGTAACCTCTGCGCCTGATGTAGAAAAATCAATTACATTCCCAAACAGTGCCCTGCCTAATCCTCCAATTGGGTTTGCCATTATTCGCCGCCCCTTATTAATCCCATCATAGCATCAATGACAGATTTCTGCTCATCCGTATAGTATTCTGGTTCCCATTGACCGACAGCATACCCGCGAATAAATGCGTCCTTGCGGGATACCTCGTTCCACTGTTCAAATGGCCTTTGCTCACCGCGCTCTTGCACATCATTAAAATACATTTCAACATCGTGCTGCAATTGATCTGGCGTTTTTAGGCTTTGCAGTATCTCACGCATTTCTGCGTATTCTGGACTGCGTCGAGGAGCTTCATGCAGATATTCGCCAATAATTGCCTGCTCTAGTTCTTCGCCTTGCAAGGAGGGATCAAAGACTTCGATCAATGGGCTGTTATACCTATCGTCGTAGGCTTCGGTAAACTCTAACTTTCGGCCATTCTGAATGCCTGAGTTTCGTTGATCAGAAACCTCAATGTCAGAGAACATAGGATATTGCTCTCTGATACCAGCCAGTGCGCCGATTTCCCCCCGTGCGTAATTGTCAGGCATTATTTTTTCTTCTTCTTTTCCTTCAGCCTTTTAAAGTCAGCCCCATTGATTTTATTTTTGGGCTTGGCCTGCTTGGCAATATTTTGCTGCGCCTTGTTTAGTTTTTTCATGCTTTTTTGGCCTTTTTCTTTGCGGTGTCCGACAGGTCTTTCATGTGGACTAAGAACTTACTGGACGCCGTGTGCTTTGCGCCAGACATAACCTTGCCCTTGGCATCCTTGTGGGTAGCGCCCTTATGCTCGACGCCGTTCTTAAAGTAGTGCTTTACGCCTTTAGCCATTATGATACTCCATTTCAATTTCAGCGTCTTGACGCTTCATGTCTGCTTCAATCGCAGCATCTTCAATTGCTTCCTCTATAGCATCTTCTTCCCATTGCTCTTCAAAATCATCGGGATCGTTATTTAAAATACCCATTATTTCTTGCCTTTCCAGTTTACGCGCTTTGCAGATGTCTTGCGCTTTGATGCCGACTTGGCAGACTTGCTTTTGCATTGTGCCATTGTGGGGCGACAGGCGGGGTAACCTCTTTTGCTTTTAGCAGTTCTAGATTTACGGCCACAAGGCTTGCCTGTTTTGCAGTCAACCCAGCCCTTGCCTTTGTTCTGACCGAACCAGTCTTTCAGACTGTTGCCGCTACTTTTTTTTGCTTTTGCCACTTTTATTGCCCCAGTTTTTTGCGCCGACCTTGCGGCATTTCACTAAAGCGCCAGAGCCATAGGCTGACGGCCATGTCCCACCGTTGCGCGTATATCGCGCCTTGACCTTACTGTAGCAGGCGTCTCGCTTGGCTTTCTTTTTCTTTGCCGCCATTAGGTCACTCCGATTGCTTCAAAGATTCAAGATACGCACTGATTTCGTCAACCATTTGCTGATCCACTCTTTGCCTGTTGTACGGCGACATCATAAACGATCTAGTGTCATCGCCTGTTTTTGCACCAGATGCCCTGCGTGACGCAAAGTAATCCCTCCAGACCATACCCCCCGGCACATCGTATGGCAACGCGCCTGCATATTCACCAGCAACCTGATGACTATAAGTATCGTGAGGCGCAAAAATCAAGTTTCTAGGGTCGGTTGTATTCGCACCCCTTCTTGGCTTCACTTCTCTGGCGGGGCCATCCATAGTACCAATTGCACGGCCTGTGGCAAAAGTCGGTGTTGTTAAAAGCTCTCGCTCTGTAATGGCCGCTCTAATGACCCCAACATTTGGAAACCCAACTTTTACATATTTATCTTTATCCATTTGCTGCCACAGCAAACGTCTTTTTGTACCCGTCATATTGTTATTTATATAATCACGGGCGTTAGGGCTTAGAATACCGGGCCAATCTGGGTCGTTTGGCGAGTCTTTTCCTCCACCTTTTCTTACCCATTTATCATATTCTTTTGCGGCTTTTTTGGTAATTTTACTTTGCTCGATCATTCCCATTGTGGCGTTTGACATCATTTTGGAAAAGTCGCCAGATTGAGCAGCCATAGACGTGAACATCAATCGCACATCTTCTTTGTCTTCGTTTTGAAGAAATTCTGAGAATTTACCTTTTATAGTCATTGGGTCTTTTTCAGATGCCCATATGCCATCTCCAGCAGAGCGCATAAATTGATTGCCGCCTTGCATATTAACAGGCTGGGAAAACGTAGTGTCTCCAATGCCCCTAAGAGCGCCCCCAGCATAGGTTCTGTCGCCATACGCTGGTATCAGCATTTTGCCTTGCAACGCGCCAATATTTAATTCTTTTCTGGGCTGCAAAGAACCATCTGGCACAAAGTCGTATTGAATATTTTCGACAAAATCTGGTAGCTTCACGCTTCCCAAACCAGCAGGATCAAGCATTTTTTTTGTAGGTCGTTTGAAGATTTCTGCAAGAACAGAATAATCACCAGCATCAATAAGTTTTTGCTGAACCTCAGTAACGCCAGCCTTGGCAAGTTCAAAGGCAAGCCTTCCAAATAATCCTACTGGGTTTATCCCCATCTACTTGCCCTTTTTCTTCTTGCCGTATCCGCTGGCGTAGGCAGCACGGCCCTGCTTGGCAGCTTCGGCCTTGGTCTTATAGACCTTGCCCTTGCTGCCCCAGCGGTAGCCGCCCTTAACCTTCATGACGGGCATTAGTGACCGCCAAGCAGCTTGTTCATCATTTCGTGGACATTGCCGCCATCAAGTTTCATAACTTTGACTTTAACGTCACCGCTTGGCACTTCCATCATTTCTTCCTCAACGTCTTCGTACATATCATCTTCGTACATGGCATCTTCGCTATCGACGCCCATCATGGTGTGGTGGCACAGCAGCAGGAAGTTCACCAACTGATCGTCGGACAGATCAAGGCCGTCTGCATTGTGTGGGAAGCCCATTTTTTCCATAAACAATTCAGCGTTTGCTTCCATGTTTTCTACGTTTACTTCAGCCATATCAGCCTCCTAAGTTATCTGGACGTAATCGTGGGCGAACCAGAGACATTGGATCGACCTGTACAGTGCTATTATAATTGCCTTGCAGGCTTGGCACGTTTGGCTCTGGCGGCTGAAAGACCTGCGATGACATATCCTTGGCATCGTTTAGGGCATTCATTTCGGCAGTTGCCTGTGCTGACTGGGGCGACTGGTTATTCATCATACTTATTGCCTGATTAGCCAGTGACCTTCTCATATCTGGTGATAATGCATTTCCACCCAAAATGCTGTTGCGAAGGCTTTCAAGTGGTCCGATCAAACTATTAGTTTCCTCGACAGAGCCGCCTTGATTTTCGTTGAAACTGGTTCTATATGGACTAAGCATTTTCAGCAGTGACTCAACAAGCGCCATGTCTTCATTTGGACCCGGTTGATCTGGCGTTAATTTTTGCATTTCGTTCATGTCGTGTGTTCCTTAAAGTGGGGTTCCATCGTTGTTGTAAGATGTAACATTTCCAGAGGCGTCTGTCTCTGTATATCCGACAACGATTTCATTGCCTGTCTCAAGCCTTGATGTATCGCCTGTTGCCGCGCCTATAAAGGCATCTGCGTCATAGACTTCGCCCGTGGGCGTTATGTAATATTGCTTGCCGTCTTCCCCAGTGAATTGCCTAAACATATCATCAATGGTTTCGCCTGACATATACCGCTGCATATAAGATGGCAAATACGCCCCACTGCCGCCCTTGTATTTGCGTATATAGTCGCCCATTTCAGCGCCCATAATGTCTTCCCTGACTGCCCCAGATGTCGCGGGGTCATCATCACTGGAAGTGATTTCAGAAGCAGGCTGATCAGTGTTTAAATTGCCTAATACTTCATATTCTTGGTTAGTATTAGGATCAATAAAATCATTTATATTTACGTTTGCACCAACTTCTAACGTGTTGCCATCTGCGCCAGTAATTAAACCCGTATCACCACTGTAAGAAGACCCCTCATTACTAGCCAAGGTGTATTCAGTGGCCGTATCACCCCCCAGCATATAACTTGCTGGAACATCATTTATGCTATCATATTTAATAGGTTCGCCAGTGTCAGGATTTAACACTATTACTTTGCCCTTTAAATCAGCCGCCGTTAGATTTGTAATGCCCATACTGTTAGCTAAATTTGCGGTCCATTTGTTGTTTAACAAAAGCTCTCCAACTGCGGTGTTATCAAGAGCGCCACCAACAATATTTCCAATTGTTCCTAAAACACCTACGCCGCCAGTTAATTTATTTGTGATAATTTTAGTTGGGTCTATTACGTCCGTAATAACGTCAAGCGCACCGCCCGATCCAAACAAACCAGCATTTTCGTTGTATGGCGTCACGGCTAACGTATTAGCAGTGCCAGCAACAATGTTAGATAAGGCACCATCACCCACAAAGGTATCCCCAGACGCTCCTGCGCCACCACCATCCACAAGATCAACTCCAGACGTATATAAATCGTCTGCGCTGCCCTCGCTTCCAAAAGTGCTATCAGACGTAACACCCAATGCACCGCCAACTAACGTATCTTCAAACTTTGTGCCAGTCAGGTTTTCATAAAGACCTTTGGTTGCTGCTGGCCCTTTGCTTGCCAATTCGGCTTCGGTTGCAGCCCTAGCAATTGATATGTCAGAAGCATTAGCTGCGGCTTGTGTTCGGTGAGAACTACCCGCCGAATCATAATAATATGTAGGGAGTGCGGCAGCGGCAGCAGCGGCAGCATTCCTAGCGACCATCGCAGCATAATCCATATCCTCTGAGCTTCCACTGTTACCAGTATAACCACCGCCCGTAACAGCGTTGTAAGCGTTATCCAACGAACCTCCGCTTCCAAAAGTGCCGCCAGTATTAACACCTAATGCACCACCAAGTGCTGTGTCTTCAAACTTTGTGCCTGTAATACTTTCATACAAACCATAAACGGGAATGCCATCAGGACCGGGGATACCAGCGCCACCCATATCACGCAGCATTTGCTCTTCGGCTGGATTAATGTAGGCCAGCATGTGTGGCTGATCCATTAACTGCGCCTGCCGTGGCACCATGTTAGCAAATGCGCCGTTCTGGCGGGGGGCCGAACCCTGACCGCCCTCAAGATAATCGTTCATCTGGCTCATGTAGCGATTGTTCATTACGCCCTCATTGGTGGCTGCTGTGGCACTGGCATTTGCTGTCCCTGCGCGGGTGGCTGCATGGCACTAGCGATATTACTTAACGCTCCCATATCGCCTGCGCCCATTCGCTGCCGAATCTCAGCAACCTTGTCTATTAAATATTTATTCATGTCCATCGGTGGCGGCTGACCCCCACTTGGGGAGGCAAGCGGGGGCGCACCCGGCTGCGGCGTTTCTTGCGGCAAGCCGCCGAACGCTGCGGGGTTTACAGGGGGCAAGTCATAGGATTGTGGGGGGAACATTCTTCATTGCCTCCATTTGAATTTTTGCGGCGTTCTTTTCTCGCTCTAGCTGCAATTCTGCCTCCAGCTTAGTAACCTTTGCCTGCAAGTCTGCCTGCGCCTTAGCTGCATCGATCTGCATGTCCTGACGCGCCTCTGCCTGCTTAATCTCAATACTGGACTTGGCCTTCGCCTGATCCGCTTGGATTTGCGCCTGCGTTCTGGCTTTAAGTGCCTCTGTCTCAAGCTGTGCAAGCTGCTGTGCGTATTGCAGCGGATTGCCCTGACCCTGCTGACCCTGCTGACCCATCATGCCACGCATGGCCTCGATTTGCTTCATCTGCGGTGCGGCCTGCACAACCTCTGCCGCACGTTGGCTAATAACGCGATCAAGTTCTGGATCGACCTCTTCAAACTTAAACTTGGGGTCTCTGAAGTTTGGCAGTGGCGGCAGTTCCATTGCCACGCCTGCCTGCATTCTAAGGCGATACAGCAGCGCGATATGCTCCGCGATATGCGCGATTAGAATTGGCCCCATTGTCTTCTGTGCGGCTGGATTGCCTGCCAGAGAGGGGTCTTGCATGAACTGCATGTGAACCGCAATGTGGGCATCGTGATCCTGCTCCAAGAATGCACGAATTGGCTTGCCATACATGACACTCATATTTTCATCGATGGGGTCCATTTGCACAGCCTGCTCTGGCTTTTGCAAGATTTCATCGATGTTGTTTATGCGTAGCGCCTCGTACATCCGCTTGTAGGCTTCGTAAAGATCGTGAAGCTGTGGCGCTGACTGCGCCATTTGCAGGACGGCCTGCGCCTGCGAGATGCGCTGTGCGGTGCTGAATATGTTGGGGTCCGACACTGGCACGATGTCAATTCGGTCATCAAAGTCAGCGGCGTAAACGATTTCCGCTGCACCAGCCACTGCGAAGGTAAATTCTTCTGGCAGGTTTTCTGCGTTTAGAGCCGCCAGCATTTTAAATTCTTGGCCCTGCGAGTAGTGCAGTCGCTTGTGAATTGCTGAGAACGACTTACTGCCCTGCTCAATTAGGGCGACCGTTGATCCAACTGGCGCGTTGGGATTTACGTCACCAACATTTAGATCGGCAGTGCTGGCAAAACGCTGGCCTGCCTCAACCATAAAGCCAAGCAGATTAAACAAAGAGCCTGACGGTTCCTTGAAGGGCAGGGGCATTATGGCTTTATTCACGTCATCGACGGTACTGTCGAGATCAACAAATTCACCGGGACTGATCTGCATATCGCCGCCTTGAACACGGCCACGCAGCTTAAAGCCACCCTGCATATTGCTAAACGCTGCGGAATCTAAGAGAGCGCGGAGCGATCCCGTGGCTGCTTTGCCTAGTCCACCGATCATGTGATACAGGCCAAAGCCGTAGAAGCCCAAGCCCGGTAGGAACTTATAGCTCACAAACCAGTCGCGGCGTTTTTTTGTCTCATCGTCCTCGCGCCAATTGCGTCTGACGCTGACAACTTTCTGATTATCGTAATCGATGGTAATGACGTAGGGCAGCGCGACAGCGTTCTCGTCGGCCTCGTCCTCATCCATTTCTTGGCCGTCAATGCCGTCGAACAGATCATAGACGTGCATTTCCAGCAGTGTCATGGTGCCGTCTTCACTGCTGTCGCCGTACTCATCGACGCCCTCGATTTCGCCAATGGTATCGCCGCTGCCTGTTCCGATACCGTCTCCACCATCATATTCTGTCTGGAGATAGTAGCCGTTTTGAACGTACTTATTGTAATCGTTCTTTGGCATTCTAATGACGTGGGTATATCGGGGGGAGGTGTAGAGGTCTTTGGTCTCTGGTGCCACGCAGAAGTCTTCGGCCTTCACAAAGTCGCTGCACTGTCGATTTAGGTTTACGTTCCACCAAACCTTCTTGAACGTCTGACCTACCAGCGGCAGGTGAAACAGCATTTGATCCAAGTCTGGAAAGTATGAGACCATTTCGTTTTGGATTTGCCAGTTCATAAACTCGCGCACCCTACGGCCCTGCTCCTCGATTTTTTCGTCGGGATCGCCAATAATGACGGTCTTAATTGGACCGCCTGACGGGTAAAGCTCTGCAATGGCCTTGGCATTAAACTGGGTTGCCGCTTCAGCGATTAGGGGGTGAACAACGATGGACAGTCCACGGGTGGCGCGTTCATCATCGCCCTGATCTAAACCACCATCTGGGTCTAAGGTACGCAGCCCTGCCTTGTATCGTTCAAGCCATTCTGATCGGGAGGCTTCATCGTTTTCGTAAAAGCCGATTAGCTCTTGGCCTTTTCGGGCAAGCTCACGGGCATCGATTTCTTCTGCGAGGTTTTTGTCGAACTCTGCCTCACCGATTTCGTCTTGCATGTCTAGCTCTGGATCACCGATTAGAACGTCACCGTCTGGGAGTTCTTCGACCATCAGGTCATCTAGGGGCGATCCTTCAGCGAACGGAATAATATTCGGGTCAGCCATACATCGTCATCCTTTGTGTCTCTGGAGCGTAGTCTTCTTCTGGGTCTTCAGTGTGACCAAGGAACCAGCCCTTGCGTAACCTTAACCACGCCTGAGTGCATGTGTCTACTATATCGTCATTTTTTGCAGCCGGGAAAGCCGCACATATTGAGATCAAATCTTCGGCCCATTTGCGTTTTGGGTAGTAAATCCTGCCGTCTTCTAGCAGGGCAGATGCCGCATGAGCACGGGCCACCTTATCACGATCTGGGGAATATGCCAATACTGGCACCCCCGCCATGCGCAAATCAGCGAGAAGGCTTGCTCCGCTGGCCTTCTTCTCTATTAAAACTGCGTCTGGCTCCCAGTCATCGTATGCCTCCTGCGCTAACTTGCGTAGCTCTGGATAGTTGACTTTGTCATACCACGCTTCCAGCACGATCAAGCAGTCGTAGCCATCTTTCTTGAAGACGCCCCACGTTGTTCGTGCGCTGTAGCTTGAGCTTTCTTTTGTTTCAAAGGCGGTGTCCCAAGATTGGATTACATAAGACACTTCGGGTAGCTCCTCCTTTTCCCACGGCACCCACCATGACGCCTTCAGTATCCCGCCGCCCTTAGGGCTGGGTCGCTGCTGTAGCTGCCCAGCGGCAGCGTAGGAGCCAAGAGACCGCTCTAGGTTGGTGAGGGTCTTCTCATCCATCCTGTCGGGCCACAGCAGTTCGCCTTCCTCTGTGCGTGGGTCTGTGAAGCCAAGGGATGACCGCATTGGATTTGGCGCTCCAACTTCATACCGCGCAGGTAGCATTAAATGATCCCACTCTCCCTCAAGTTGATTTGCCAAAATATGGCCCGTCAGGTCTTGTTCGTGCAATCTTTGCATGATGATGATGAAGGCTCCAGTCTTTGGGTCGTTAAGGCGCGTCTGCATGGCCTGATCCCACCACTCCAGAACGCCCTCCCTAACTTTAGAACTATCTGCTTCTATCGAATTGTGGGGATCGTCAATTGCGATAATGTCTCCCCCATCCCCAGTCAAAGCGCCCCCGACACTGGTGGCGATCCTATAGCCTGTTTGATCATTTTCAAACCGCTGCTTCTGGTTTTGATCGTCGGTGAGCTTAAACTTGTCACCGAAGTGCGCCTTGTACCACGGGCTGTCGATCAGCCTTCGGCACTTAACGCTATCCCTGATCGACAGGGAGGCGGCGTATGACGCAAATAAGAATTTTTTAGACGACTGCGATGCCCAAGTCCACGCAGGCAGCGCCACGGCCACGCTGATGGACTTCATGTGTCGTGGCGGCACGTTGATGATCAGGCGCTTGATTTCGCCTTCTTTTACTGCTTGAAGATGTTCAGATACTGCTTGAAGATGCCAATTATCTTTGAACGGCACACCCGGTTCAATCGTCGGCCATGCGGCTTTTGTAAACTCATGCAGGCTTCGCTTATATTTCTCCGCTCTCACCTGTTCCAATGTCAAGCTGCCCAAAAGCTGCTTCAAGTGAACTGATTTGTTCATCGGATATCCTCGTAAGGTCTAATTGCGTTGTGTTTTTGTTTGTGTTGTCGGTGACAACTTTCTCGACCCACTCACCCTCGCCCCTATTTTTGAGCCAGAACAGCATTGAGACGTTGTCGCCCTCGACGGCTTTATTGAACAGCGTATTGGTCACGGCCTCAATTCCTTGAACCCTCCCCCTTTTTAAGCTGTCCGATAAGTCCGAATTGTTGGATTGATGAAGCATCAATGTGGACTTGCTAATGCCTAGCATTCTGGCGCACTGATCGACGTTTAGACCCTGCGACATATACCGTGTGGCGTTTGCCAACACTTCATCTGATACCTTAAACGGTGGCCTGCCCATTGGTTTTTTCTCAGTTGTTTTTTTCGCCATGATGCGGCCCTCCTGTTATTTCTATATAATGCAAAATTAAATTAAAAAAAAGGGTTGTCGTTCCTATAGTAAAAAACCCCGCCGAGGCGGGGCTTACTCAATCAAACAGTTCGCA